CGTGCCTCCGCCGACGCTCGACGACGAAGGGGGATCATGGGGATTTTCGCCGTGAGGCGACCACGGCACGGGCTGAACGCGAAGGCGATTCGCGTACTGCTGCGCAAGGCGGACGCCGAGGGTCTGCGCGCCGAGCTGGTCGAGGATCTGCTGCCGCCAGCGATCGAGATGCTGCGTGCTGGGGTGACGCTGTCGAATCACCAGTGCCCGTTTTGCAAGTGCCACCGGCCGCAGCGGTGGGCGGTGCGCGACGTGATGGACCTAGCTCGACTGCGCGGGCTGGATCAGCGCCTGGTCGAGACGTTCCTCGGGCAGCTCGGCGTGGCGACGCTGACCGAACTCGCGGCGATGGTAGCGACGTCGCGGCAGGCCGACGCGATGCCGCTGCGCGACAAAGTTCGTCGTTGCGTTGACTTCCTGGATGGGGTATATCAGCACCACCCCGAGCTGAAAATGCTGAGGAGCGGGGGCGTCGAGGACGAGGGGGCGCCCCCCACGAACGCGGAGGAAATCGAGTGAGCGCAGCCCAAGCCCAGCCGCCAGCGCCCAGCACCGAGCCCGAAACGCACCCGGCCCCGACCACGCCGCTCACCACGGGCAATCCCCTCACCGAGAATCGCTTCCGCCGCCACCACGTGCAGCAGTCCCTCACCCGCTTCTTGCGCCCCGACGAACTGATCGAACACGGTCGCCAGTTGGCCGCGATTCACGGCGAACTCGACGGCATCGACGCCGAACTCGCCGAAGCCAAGGCCGACGCGAAGCAGCGCCGCTGCGCGCTCGAGGGCGAAGCCGGCGGCCTGGCCAGCGATCTCCGCACCGGAACGGTGCTGATCGACGTCGAGGTCGAAGTCAAGCTCGACTACGTCGACCGCAAGGCGTACTACACTCGACTGGATACCGGCGAGACATACTGTGAGCGGCCGCTCTCGTACGACGAAGCCCAGCTCGAGATCCGTCTCGGCTGAGGCTCTGGCCCCAGCGCCACGGACCGCGCGTCCGTGCCCGCGCTGTGGCTGTGACTGGTTCATCCTCCGCGTCGGCAGCGATGACAGGCCGCGCGGAGTGACGGCCACGACATCGGATGGCGAGGCTCACATCGAAGCGCGAGCGCACGTGCTGACCTGCGCCGGCTGCCTCGCCGAGCTGCTGCTGACGCCGACCGGGATTCTTGAAGTGGGGTCCATGAAGCGCGGCTTCGCTGCACCCACCAATCCCCCCGCGACCCCAGCACACGAGGCCCTCAGTCCTCGGGCGTCGCGCTACGGGGACCGCAACGTGCCCCTGATGGACCCCGACTTGAAGCATCGCCCGCGGCCATGATTGGCGACCGCGACCGTGAAGCCTGCCGGCAGCTCGCGAACAAGCTCGTGATCCGGGTTCTCGTGACCAAGCTCGGCGGCAAGGCGGTGATCACCGAGGCCGAGTTTTTACGTGCTCACAGCGTTGAGATGACGACCACGCCAAACGACGATGAGTCGGTGGTGACACTGGAGATCCCGAGCGAGCTCGGACCCATGAACGTGAGCGTCGGCAATGACAACCTGCCCCTAGCCACGTGGCGCGCGATCGCACTGGTGCTGGTCGAGCGCCTCGGCGGGCGGGTGGTGCTGAGCCCTGCTGATCCCGACGACGGCGGCGCCGCGACGCTTGGGGTCAATGCGTTCGGCGAGCTCGTGATCGAGGCGCGTCCCCGCATCCGGCCTCCGGACCCACAATCGAACTAACGATGCCACCCCCCCAGCGCCCGCACTGGCTTCTGGTCGTCGCGCTCGAGGGCGCGATCGCCGCGGCGCTGCTCGTGACTGGCCTCCGGTGCGTCGCCCACGCGCAGACCGCTCCGCTGTCGATCTTCGGCGGCGGCACTGGAGCGCGGACCGCGAAGGGCGCACGCGAGAACCTCGGCGTCAACACCGCGATCGTGACCGGGCTCAAGGACTCGCTCGCGAACTACCTGTACCTGCCGGGGCGGCCCGCGAATCAGGTGGTCTTTCCCCTCAACCCCACGAATATCGCGCTGACGCTGCGCGGCAAGCTGTCACAGACCGGCTCGATCTTCCTGGTCGAGAACAGCGCGGGTGGCGACTTCCTCGATCTCGACGAGAACGGCACGGTCTTCCTCGAGAATTCGAGCTCGTCGGCGCCGCAGCTGCAGATCGGCACGATCGGGGGCGTGCGTGATCATATCCTGCTTGGCAATTCGGCCACGGGCGGCACGCTCAAGCTCGCGAGCACGGCGAGCACGTACTCGTTCGCGTTGGGCGGGCTCGCGACATCGCTAGGCTTCACGACGGCCGTCGCGAACTTCAACTACAGTTTCGGGGGCCAGATTCGGGCGCAGCTCAACGCTGGCGACGCTCTCAGCACGGCGCCCACCGGGATCTTCACTCGGCGCGCGACTCAGACTTCAAGCCTGACGCGCTGGGCCGACGAAGGAGGCACCGGGATGGCGGCCGTCCTGTTCGACGGCATGGGCTACTTCCAGGGCGTCCGGCTCGAGGACCGCGGCGCGGGCACGAACACCATCACGATCAATCCGCCGAGTGCTCCGACGACGCACACGCTGACCCTCCCGGGGGCGAACGCGGTCGGCCTCCTGGCGAACGACGGTGCGGGCACGCTGTCGTGGGGTGGCGCCAGCGCCCTGCCGACGCACTTCCACTCGAGCGCGACTCAGGGCGGGCAGCACTTGAAGCCGTGGGCGTCGCACGTGGACTCGATTCCGCTCGTCGTGACGGGCGGCGCGCTGCACGCGGCTCCATTGCAGTCATGGGTCGCGACCGACCACGGGACGGTTGGTACGGTGACGGCGCACGGCGGGTTCAACATGACCCCGGCGATTTCCGAAGACGGGGTCAAGGTCAACTACAGTGCTGCGAGTCACGCGGCCAACATCTTCGTTGCACACGACACCGATGGCGGCGGATCGGACTTGTTCTTCGTCGATGCGTCTGGGTCGATTCTTGCGGCCGGGCTTTCGCTCTCGTTCCCGCCGTATTCGGGGACGCTGACGGCGGCGCTTAACGGCAATCGGACGTGGACCTTTCCAAATGTGTCAATGAACGTGGTTGGGAGCCCGTCGGTGCTGGCGACGGGCAGCGTGCCGATCACTTCTACTAACAATCGGATCACGACTGATACCGATCTGACTTGGGATGGCACCAATCAGCTTACGGCAACGAAGATGGTAGCGACGACGTCGCTCAAGGTGGGGACCGGGGCGGTAATGACCGAGGTTGAGAAGACGCTCTTCAATGATTTCGCCGACGCCGGCAATGGGACGACGGTCGAGACCGATCTCTACACCCACACGACTGCTGCGAATCAGTTGATCGCGGACGGGGACAAGCTGATCGCCGAGTTTTCGGGGCTGACGGTGGCGCATGCGACCGCGACGCGCCAGCTTCGGGTCTACTTCGCCGGGACGCTGATTTGGAACTCAACGGCGCTCGTGACCACGGCCGGAACGAATTGGGACGTGCGGGTGAAGATCATCCGCGAAAGCGCGACGGTGGTGCGCTGCATGACGACGATGGAGACCACGTTCCCGGAGGGACAGACGAGCTCGACCTACACACGGTTGACGGGTCTGACGCTCTCGGGGACGAACATTCTCAAGATCACCGGGCAGGCTGGAGCGGTGGGTGCGGCGACGAACGACATCGTTGCTAAACTCGGATTCATCCAGTACGCGCCGGCATAGGGGGACTCGCATGAAAGAACTTCGCATCACGCTGTTCGCGCTCGCGGTGCTGGGGATCGCGACCGGACTCGGTTGCCACGCGCAGATGGCGCTCAATCAGCTCGTACCCGATGCTCAGGCTCAGACCGAGGTCGTCCGGACCAAGCTAACCTCGGTCTTGCGTCCGGCACCGAGCGGCCAGGGTGGTCCCTGGTTCGTGATGTCGGAGAAGGACGGCGCCGTGTTCAAGGTCACGACCGGGCTCACCACGCCCAACGCGGCGCTCAATCAGGCGCGGGACGACCAGGCGTCTCAGCTCGGTGGAGGCATCAACCCGGTGCGAATCGTCGTCTCAACCGATGCGAGCAACGCGCCGTGAACCCGATGTGCTGGTCGAGCGGCCATCTGCCACCGTTCGAGAACGTCGACCCCGAGGTCTTCCGGGCTCCGTGCCGGCGCTGCGGGCAGCTCCGGTTGTGGAGGCGTGAAGGCTACGGCTACTTCGATCCTCAGGTATCGATCGGTCCCGGCACCGGACGCTGGTCGTGGTGGTCACCGCTGGTAGTGCTGTGGGCGCTCGGGGCACTCGCGCTGCTGCTGCTGCGCTGGCTCGCGACTGGCCGCACGCCGAATCAGGAAGCGCCGCTGGGGCAGATCGAATGTGACGTCAAAGACCGCGAACGAATTCGGGAGCCTGGACCTATCCGAAACCCATCAAGCCCGATGTCAAACCTGATCGAGTCTGGCGCGGTGGACGTGCTTGGGCAAAACCCAAACGGGCGGGAAGGGCTCCCGATGAATAACGCCGCGAGGGTGCAATGGGGATAGTCGTCTCCACCGCGTCTGCGCTCGTCGACGTGCTCGCCAGCATGGACAACGGCGATACCGTGACGCTCGCGGCGGGCCGCTACCTCGCCCCGGAAAGCGGGTTCCGGGTCTCGCGCCAGGTTCGAGTCGAGTGCGCCCACCCGCGTAAGAACCGACTCCTGGCCGGCACGATCATCGTGCAGCAGCACTTCGACAGTCCGGCGATCGTGCTCGAGGCCGGCAACACCACGCTCGAGGGCGCGCTTGTGAAGGGTCCTGAGCTGTTGGCGGCGCACGGACATGGAATCGAGGTCGCCCCCCTGGCGTGTGTGACCATCCGCGACTGCATGGTGTGGGGAGTGGGGGGCAACGGCATTCACGTTCCGGGGCAGACCAATGCGCTCGTGCTCGAAGACGTGGTGTGCGCGAAGAGCGGCGGCCACGGGGTCTACGCGAAGGGCACGCACGCTGGCTCGATCGTGCGCGGCTTCTTCCACGGCAACCGCGGTTCGGGACTCGTCCTGGACGACTGCTCGGCGTGGAACGTGGAAGCCGATCTCGAGGCGAACGGGCAATTCGGCGTGCGAGTGGAAGCCGGCTGGGGGCACGTCTTCACGGGCTGTCGATTCGAGGCGTCTCCCTACGGTGCGAGCCTCTACGGAGGCCCGATGGGGCTCGCCGGCACCGTGTTCGCGAACTGCCGGTGGATCGGTGGGAAGACCGCCGTGACGGCTTTCGGATGCCGCGGCGTTCTGCTCCAACGTCCGATCTATCGCGGCGTTACGGGCCCGCACGTCGCGGCGCCGTGGCGGACGGTCATAGTGCGCGACGCGGTCGAGATCACGACGTGAGCCAACGCACGCGGGAGACGATCGCCGCAATCCTCGGCGTGCTGTTGTGGGGCCTGTGGTTACACCTGTCAACACCGCCTGGGTAGCGGGCGTTCTGGAGGACGCGATGAAGAAGAAGCGTGGTGGAAAGATGGGGAAAGTGATGGAGGAGTTCAAGACTGGCAAGTTGCACTCGGGATCGAAGACCGGTCCGGTCGTGAAGAGCCACAAGCAGGCCGTCGCAATCGGCATGAGCGAGGCCCGAGAGGCGGGCGAATCGATGCCGCGTAAGAAGTCGCGGAGCAGTCGGAGGTACTAGGATGCACCGCACGGAAGAGCGGTGCTTCGCCTGCGCCGGGACCGGGAAGACCCGACCCGATGAAACCTGCTGGGCGTGTCTCGGCCACGGCGCCACCGTGACGGTCCACGTCCCAGGCGAAGCGGCGGGAGGGGCGGGCCCATCCGGCCACGCGGATTCACGAGGGGGGCCGCGATCCGGAACCCGCCCCACCTTTGAGCGGGGAGTGCTCGGTTGAAAACACGAACGATCATCGGAACCTGCGGATTGTGCGGTGGCCCGGTCGAAGCGTGCGAGCTCGGCGGGAATGGGAACGAGGTCCACTGCTCCGTTCCGGCGCGTTGCCTGACGTGTGGGGCGACGGTTCGGAAGTTCGGTCCGCTGGTGATGGACATGGCCGACCGTCGCGGTCTTGGACGTCCAACGATCGCGCGGGCGCGCTGGGTAGGCGAGCACCCCACACCTAAGCCGTGAGTATCGAGGCGATCCATGTCGCGATGTCGGTCGAGCGCGCGAAGATCCTCGATCCGCTCGCCGACTTCGAGTTCAAGAACGACAAGCTCAAGCTCCTGGTCGTCCACAGCGGTGAGGCCGAGGTCTACGCCCACGGCGCCAACCTCTCGGCGAAGACGACGACGGGCGCCTATTTCGCGGTGGCGCTCGCCCGCGGCGAGGAGGAGCTCGGCGGCGTCCCGATTCCGCAGTTCCAGCAACCCTCCGCGGGCGCCCTGATCCTCCAGACCTACAAGGCCGGTGGCCTCGCCTCCCTCGCTAAGCTCCGTGAGGCGATCGGCGCGTGGCCGTCGTTCGAGGCGCCGACCAACCGCGCGCTCGACGAGGTCGGAATCATCTACATCAAGCCCAAGAAGTCGCGCGCGACGCGCTACGAGAAGTGGTCGCGCATCTATCTGTTCCCGCACGGCGGCGCGATCCCTGCGGGCATCCGGCTCGATTGGGTGTGGGCCGACGAGCCGCCGCCCGAGCGCATGTGGCGTGAGATGCGTTGGCGCTGGCAGGCCGACAAGCAGTTCGTCGCCTACATCACGGCGACTCCGCTCGAACGCGTGAAGGCGGACGGTTCGGGCTGGGGCTGGCTCATGAACGAGAAGGAATTCGGCTCGATCCCGGACGGCGAGATCCGCGAAGCCAAGCTTCGGATCGAATCCTCGATCTACGACAACAAGGCGTTGACGAGGGCCGACCTCCTGCGCGCCGAGCGGGCTGCAGCGTCCGACGAGCACGGGGATGCGCGCCTGTGGGGGCACCACGTCGACACCGCTGGGCACAGCCCGTTCAAGGGTCCGGCCTACGCCGTGCTGCGCGAGATGAAAGCACGGTGCATCCCGGCACCCGAGACGGACACGGTCAGGATCGACGCCGAGGAGGACACGCCCGAGGGACGCAAGATCATCGTGGCGCGCGTGAAGGTCGGCGTCTGGCATCCGCCCGAGCCGGGCGAGCTGTACTACGTGATCGGCGATCCGGCGTTGGGCGTCGAGGACGACACGCACGACAAGTCGGCCCTGATCGTGCTCTCGCGCCGTCACCCGCGCGTGTGCGCGTGGTACACCGGGTTCCTCGACGCCTACGGCCTCGGATCCCTCATGGCTTTCTACGGGGAGCGGTACTCGAATGCCTGGGTCTGGCCGCTGGTCACAGGCGGCTACGGCGGTCCGACGCTCACGGCGATCAATGCCTACCGATCCGAGGCCTTCCCGTCCGGCTATCACTACGTCGGCCGCGACAGGGACGTGACGCGGCCGGAGAGCAGCCGCATCCGGCTCGGGATGGTCGAGACGAGTTACGCGAAGGGCGAGATGGTGTCGGCACTCAAGCACGGCCTCCTGCGCCGACTCTTCGAGTGCCAGTCGCTCGAGGTGGTGCAGCAGCTCATGGACGTGATCGTGGACGAGCGCGACCGCGTGATTCGCGGCGAAGGGCGACGCCGGGAGGCGCTCGTTTGCCTCGGCTACGGGCTCGGGATGGTGCTCGATCCGCTCGAGGCACCACCGAAGGAGCGCGTCTCGCCGCGGGCGAAGGAGTTCAATCAGGCGCTCGGGCGCGCCGGATTCCCGGTGAGAAAGCGTCCGATCATGACGCGGCCACGGCTCTGGCGCCGCTGAACCCACTTGACAGTCGGCGTTTATGCGCCATAGTTGCGCGCGTCGGTGGCGCCGACAACCCCTCGATTGCGTGAGGAGAACCATGCTCAGACGACTCGCGGCGCTCGCCGGCATCATTGCGAGCGCGCTTCTACTGTTCGCCGGCCCGGCCGACGCTGCCCGGGCACGGAGGACCGACAAGCTGCAATGGGTGCGCTACGCCGAGTTCTCGGCGGGTTTCCAGGCATCCCCCTTCAGCGACAAGATCAGCCTCGCATCCGGCAAGGCCGAGACGCTCAACGTCTTCGTCCCGGATTTCAACCCCGCAATCCCGCCCTCCTGGTCGCCCGGCAACCGAAACCTGGCCGCGCCGGTCGCGACGGGGGCGCCCGTCGCAATCAATCGCGACTCGCTGGTGGCGATCGGGAAGTTGGTCTTCTGGTCCGATAGCACGGTTCTTTCGGCCACGATCGACACCCTCAAAGTCACACTGTACTCGGCGACGTGGGCGCCCAGGGTGACGACAGCGGTGAGTCCGGCCTCATGGCTTGGCGCGCAGTGCTATCGCTACCGATCGGGGGGCCACTCAACGGACAACACGACGGGAACGATCGAAGTCCCGATCTACATTCCCGCCGGCCCACTAGGGCCCACGGAGACGACGGCAGCGAACTTCAGCGGAGCGTCCCCGGTCGGGGTGCAATGGTGGAATGACCAGATGTACGCCACCGTCGCTGTCGTGGGGGGCGGATTCGGTGCGTGCAGAGTTCGATTTGAGTACTACACGGAGCAGTAACCGAAGGAGCCGCTCATCGCCGACTTGATCAACACCGGCACCGCCAGCCATTGGGAGCGGGTCAAGGCGCTGTACTTCGAGCGCCGAGACTCGCTCATGGCGGTCAACTACTCCCAGGACGAGGAACTGCGTTTCGGGCTCAAGGGTGAGCACTGGCGCGAGCGCGGCGAACGCTACGGGATGGCCGAGCGCATCCAGCCGGTAGGCCGCGAACTCAAACAGGAGATCGTCCACCTCACCGAGCAGGTCGCGGGCGCCGAAATCTATCTCGACGTCCGGCCCAACGATCGAGAGGCGGACGCCTACCTCGCCTCGATGGCAAAGCAGTACATGGAATGGGAACTCAACAACCCCCAGAAGCACTACCGGCGGCTCCGAAAGCGCATGGTGAAGTTCGCACTCGCGGGCCGGATGTGGGGCCTCGCGCTCGACTTCGATCCCCAGATGGGGCGCTACGGCGAGATCCTGCCGCGCGAGGTCGACGGCCGCCGCACCGGATGGCCGAGCAACTTCTACAACCCCCACGACATGAAGTGCCCGAACTGGTGGGAGACGCAACGACTCCACAAGGACACGGTGCGGACGACGTCGGGCTGGAGGAACAACCGCGATCCGCGGCCGGACGGCGACATCCTGCCAGGCGCAACGCAGATGGGCGATCAGGCGTTCGCGGTGCCCTGGACTCCGGCTGACCAGGGCCAGCAGGCCGGCGATATCGTGTCGGTGATCCGGTTCTGGGAGAAGGACTTCACTACCGTCCTCGGAGAATCGCAGTACAAGACGCTCAAGCGCGACGAACGGTACATGGCGTGCGGCTACAACGACGAGGACGGCTGCGGCTGGAAGTCTCCCCGCCAGCACGGGATGCCGTTCAAGCTGCCCGCGGTCGAGCCCGGTGCCTGTCCGCGCTGCGGCGGCGATCTCCACCGGCGCGACGCCGAGGAGGAGTTCCCCGAATACCTCGTCTATCCGCTGGGCCGCCTGACGATCGGATCGCCCTACGAGTCGAAACCCTACTACGACGACGAGTGGCCGCAGAAAATGCGGTCGTTCCCCTGCCTCATGTTCACCTACGACGATTATCCGTGGGAGATCGTGGGCGAGAGCTACACGTCGGAGATGTGGAGCTCGCAGCAGATGATCGAGGTCATCGACCGCGTCGGCATCGAGCACATGATGCAGGCGCTTCCACGCATGGCCGTTCCTGAGGACCGGATCAAGGACTACCGCGGCGAGGAGTGGTACAACGGCGAGGATCAGGGCCTGCTGCTCTTCTACCCGTTCGGCAATCCCCACGGGATCGAGATGCTCGAGGCCAAGGGCGCCCCGGACGCCTGGGGCATGATGCGTGAGACGTTCGCGAGCCGCTTCGACCGCGCCAAGGCGAGCAACGACATCCGGCTCGACGCCGGCCGCTCGCGCGACATCCCGGTCGGGACCATTCAGGCCATGCAGGAGGTCCAGGAACTGCCCGCGCGCGGTCTCACAAACGACCTCAAGTGGCTGGAGGCCGTGTTCGTTGGCTGCTGGTGGGACATGGCGCGCGACCGGTCGACCAACCCCGAACGCCGGATCGGACGCCTGCTCGGCGACGATGGCCAGTGGCAACTCGCGCTCCTGCGGCTGGACGAGCAGCCGGGCTACGACTTCACGATCATGACCGAGAACGCTTTCCGCCGGTTCGCCGTCGAGGACGCGCAACGGATTCAGGCTCTCGCCCGGCTCGACCCGCCGACGCGCAAGCTCATGGCGCGCGCCTACGGGATCAACATCGCCGACCTCCTCGAGTACGAGCAGGATCTCCTGGAGTGGCAGCAGGAGCAGCAGGCGATGCAGGTGAGGACTCAGGCATCCCTGGCGGATCAGCAGTCGAACCGGAGCTTCAACGACGATTTGAGAAGGCTGCAAGCCGGGGTGTCGGCGGGAGGCCCTGCGGGAGCGGCCCCCGCTGGCCGTACCAATGGCACCCCTGCTCGCAGCCCAAACGGGGCGCCGACCAACGGCGCTCTGGTCTAACACACACCACGAGGATCAGATGCTTCGCGAGAACGACGAAGAGCGTCTGTCATCCGAGACTCCCCCGGACCCACCCGACACCGAGGACGAAGATCCTGAGGACGGCTCTGGCGAATCCGGCGAAGACGGCTCTGGCGATGACTCCGAGGATGATTCCGGAGGCGAAGACGAGGACCCCGTCGAGAAACTGCGGCGGGAGAACGAGGATCTGCGGCGTAAGAACCAGCAGTACGTAGCGGCTGAGCGAAATCGCGCTCGCCGAGCGGCCGAGGCTGCGGGCGCTGAGGCGCCACCGATCGCGACTCGCAGCTCCGCCGACGAGCAGCGGTATCACGAGGCCGAGATCGCCGCACGGGATCTCGAGCTGCAACTCCGACAGATCGCCCTGGAAGAGAAGGACCCTGACCCCGCGATTCGCCGGGCCGCGGTCGCAGCCAAGGCCACGCTTCACCTCGCCGCCTCAACCCAGCGGCAGAACGTCGATACGATGGCCGAAATCTCTTTCCTCAAGATGCCGTCCGAGCTGCAAGCCGCAGCCCGCGCCGCATGGGAATCCGGAGAGTTCAAGACCCCGCAGGCTGCTTTGCGGGCGGTGAAGGGTGATCTCTACGACTCAGTCGGAGCCCGCCCTGGCAAACCGAAACCGAAACCGCGATCCGGCGACGACAATGACGATGACGAGCCAGTAGTGCGTCGGCCTCGCAACTACGTGGGGTCGAGCCATCGCAGCGTCTCGGCCGGAGAGCATCGAGAGCGCAAACAGAAAACCAGCGACTTCGTATCCGAAGCCGAAAGGCTCGCAAAGGCCGGAGACATGAAGGGCTTGCGGGCACTGGATGACGAGGAGACCTCCGGGAAGCGCCGGCTATTGCAGGACTGAGAGGGCTCGCTCGTATAGGAGAAACGAATGCCTTCGCAACGCGCAGGCACCGAGCTCGCGAATCATCTGGTCCAGAAGTGGGCCGCGATGTTCCGACTCGCTGCGAACGAAGAGCGCGTCGTCACGAGACACTTCGATCAGGACGTCGAGGTGATCGGTGGCGGCGTGTCGATTGGAAACCTTCTCAATGTCCGGAAGATCGGCGCCGTGACGGTGCAGACCTTCTCGCCCACGGCTGGTGATCCTTCCAGCCTCAACTTCCATACGGCCACCGAGCAGGTCGTCACGGTCCCGCCCGACTTCCGCTACGCGGCAGTCGAGATCGGCGATCAGGCGCTCTCACGGACCGGCGACTACCCGGGTGGTGCGAAGTACGCGCGCGCCTACCGGCAGCAGATCGCGGCGGCGATCGCGGCGGCAGAGGATTCGGCGGGCGCACAGCTCGCACCGCTGCTCTCGACGAGCGTGCGCGGCGGTCCTGCGGAGAACTTCACGAAGGCCCTGCTGCTCGATGCGGGCGGCGCACTCATCATCGCGTCGAAGAACCACCAGAACATCAACCGGCAGGGGGCGCGACCGCTCAAGTACCTGTGCTACCACCCCACGCAGTGGAAGCACGTCCAGAACATCAATGAGATCACCGCAGCCAATATCCGCGGTGGTGCCGAAATGCCGATGGTCCGCGGTGCGGTGTGGGAAGCCCTCGACATGGAATTCGCCGAGAGCGGCAACATCTACCAGGACACGGTCACGCACAACCTGATCTACCTGGGCACGGCCTACATGCTCGCCTACAACATCCCCTTCCACTTCGAGGATCCGCAGCGATACCTGATCGCGTGGCGCTTCATCGGGAGCGAGGAGTTCGGGGTGGGCGAAATCTGGGACGAGGACGCGGTCGACGTGCAAACGAGCCTCACCGGGTAAGCGCGGCATGGACGGGGAGCGGGCCGCGCTCCCCGCCCCTCCACACCCACACACACGGAGATCACGATGGAATTGCAGAAGCGCCGCTCGAGTCATCACCCGATGCCCTACGGAACTCCGGACGAACTGCGAGAGATGTCGCTCGATCCGAGCACCGCAGGCGGGTTCGGATCGTGCTCGGAGCCCGGGAAGAAGAACGCCGGATGCCCCGAGTGGGATGTCTGCGACTTCGACTTCAAGGGCAAGTCCCGGCAGGCTCCGGAGTTCGTGGTCTACCGATTCATCAAGGGCAAGGCGAATGGAAGCGGGATGCGCGAGGGTTGCGCGATGTGCTGGGCAGCCATGCGCCTCAAGCGGACGATTGAGACGCAGCCCGGCGGCGTGTTCGACCTCATCGGCGGGCCAGGGACCAAGTACCTGCACCAGAGATCGAAGCCGCGTAGCATCGTGGCCCTGGACAGCTTCGTCAGGGACAACGCCACGCTGATCGCCAAGAAGGACCCCGCAGTCTTGAAGGAGCTGGAACAGATCAGAGCGGTTGCGCTCAATCCGAACCATCGCGACTCGCTGACCCAGGTTCCGGTTGCGGAGATCGACATCGGGAAGAAGTTCCCGCGTCCGCGTGAGAACCCGGATCTGGCCGAGGTGAAGATCGGCGCGGACCTTCGCGAGCGTGCGCGCGAGCAGGAGGTACAGCGCCGTCGCAACGAACGCCTCGGGCTGTCACTCGAGGACGACGAGGAAGAGGAAACCGAGATTGTCCCACCCGCCACCGGCACCTGATCCCAAGGCGACCGAGTTCGCCCTTGACCAGTCGCGCCGCATCGCCCGCGCGCGGGCGAAACTGCCCTCGCTCGAGGACATCCGCAAGGACATCGGCCGGGCGGCGGATGGCGTAACTGTTGACGATGAAGGCCAGTGTGGCGGACAAGTGGTGGGACACGAGGCTGTCGCCCGGCTCATGGATATGCAGCACGATTGGCGCAAGGAGGAGATCGAGCGCAGCGCCATTCTCAACGCCTCGATTCCGAGCGTGGACCTCGGCGTCGACGCCGTGACCGGACGCAGGGTCTCGGCCCCGGAACACAACGCCGAGAAGCGGATCAGCAAGGGCGGCATCCGATTCAAGCCCTATCGAGGCCGCAGGGTGAAGAGGTATCTCCTGAATCGCGATGGTTCATGGACAGTCATCCATCCGGACGGAACCGTCGAACATGAACCCAAGGCCGAGGGAAGGCCACTCTGGTGAGCCAAACGCTCGCCCAAACTCTCGTTCGCGTCCGCATCCTCCTCAAAGACCCGAATCCGCCCGCCGGCGGCACCGTGCTCGCGGTGACGGATGTCGACGCCTATCACACCCTCATGGATCTCGCTCAGATCATGGCGCCGGATCTGGGACTCGGACGCGGCTGGGTGTCGGCTTGGATCGCGATCTCCGACACCGAGTCCAGCGACTTCTCGCCAGCCGTGGGCATCGAGTACGAGACCATCCTCGAGCTCGTGCGGGCTTCCGACCACTGGCCGCTGGAGCGCGTGAGCAACACGGAGATGGAGATGCTCAGGCGTGGCACGATGATCCCGTTCGGTCCGAAGGTCACGCACTACACGATCCTGGAGAAGACGTCCGGGGCGAATGAAGTCGTCACGATCCGGGTTCATCCCCGTCCCACGGCGGCCGACTCGCTCGACGCCCTCCTGGAAGAGATCCCCACGGCGGCCTATGCCGATGCCACCGTACTCCCCTTCTCTCACGATGCGTTGCGGGCACTGGAACGCGAAGCGGCGATCGACCTCGCGCTGGGGATGCTCGCCGAGGACTTCGACGACCACGGGCTCTCGAAAGACCTGCTGGCGCGCTGGGAGCGTGAAGCGGCGGCCGGCCGCCAGAACGCATCGAACAGGCGTCGCCGCCAGCGGCGTGCGCCGCGTGGCATGACCGTGAGGCGAGGATGGTAGCCAGAAGAAGGCTCCTCGACTCCGAGACCATCACCAACCGGGTCGGCCACAGGTTCGGACGACGCTATTCCGGTCGGCTCGGTTTCGTGGCGTCGGTCAAGGCGTCCGAGGCACCAGTGGACGCGATCACCGCCGATTCCCGCGACGTCATCATCGACCCGAATACCGGGGCAGTCGTGTCCAGGCTCGGGCGCGTGACACAGTTCGAGGCGGCTCCGGCCGCCCCGGTGGGGCTGCTGGAGTTCAAGGACTCCATGAAGCCGCGCCACGGCTACGAGTTCGTGAGCGGCACGCTCGCCGATGGCTGGCCTTCCGTGATCGGGCTCTTCTCGAACGAGTCGATCGCCAAGAAGTTCGGGCAATTCTGGTGGCGCTCGACCAACGCCGGGCTGACTCAGGCGGAAGCGAATCACACGTTCGGCGAGGAGTTCTCGGCGACCACCTATCCGGTCGACGGATCGCGGCCGGTCTTCCGCATGGTCCCGATCCCCTACGTCAGCAAAGGGGCAGCGGGGGCCACGAGCGGAACCGGCATGACGCGCTGCGCCTACGAGTACTCGCGGAGGTTCACGGCGGCCGGGGCCCGCGATGTCGGCTTCTACGGCGACCGGGCGCTCACTCCGAACCTGGATGGGACGCCGATGGAATGGGACCAGCGTTGGCTCGACAAGACCACGACCGTAACGGATGTGCTCAGGGCACGGCCGTGGTCTCCCTGCCCGCCGCTCTTCGCCCCGACTTTCTCCTTCACTTCTGCCTCGGGCAGCGCGAACCAGAATTGGCGAAGCGGCGATGCGTGCTACTACAGCATGGCCGGCCAGCGGCGCGATGGGAGCTGGACCCGCCCCTTCCAGATCCGTCCGAATCGGACGACCCCGGCGCGGGGGGGGCTGTGCATCGTCGGCGACGGGACCACGGCCACCTACCATGCGGCGGTGCTGCTATCGAACCTGCCGATCATGGGTCCCGAGATCGCCCGGCGGGCGATCCTTCGCACGTACAAGGTCAACGTCAACACCGTTGATCCGGCACCCGAAGGGTTCGGGTTCGGCAAAGTAGCCGACATCCCGCTCAAGCTCTACATCGTGAAGATCCTCGAGGACAACGCGCAGACGGCGTATTCGGACGAGAACGGGTCGAACGACGCCCTTGAGTCGGCCGACATCATTCTCGGGCCCTACGGCGGGCGCGACCTCATCTCTCCCCCCGCCGCACGCCACGTCGCCGACATGGATGAGCGCGTCATCCTCGGGTACTCGCGCATGCCAGCGACCGCCGCCTACATCGCGCCCACCGGAGTCTCGACGACCCGGGACCTGAACCAACCCGATACGGTCGACGCGGCCATCGTTGGCGGCATCCCTTCGATCTACGGCGCTCTCGGAGGCGGCAGTTTCGCCTACCGCATCTTCAAAGACATGAGCGGGACGGTCCCGATCTGGGCTCCACCGAATTCTTGGCGCGACTACGGATCGATCGTCCTGCAGCTCTGCTACTTTTCGTCGATCCCGAGTGCTCCGGCCGTGACCTCGATCACGCTACGTGCGGCCCCCGCGAGCGATGTGCCCGCCTTCGGCACCTTGCAGGACATCATCGACGAGATTCAGGAAACGGTCGTCGGTGGTGCTGGCAAGGAATGGGTGATGCAGGCGGTCGGGGGTATCGACCCAGCAATCCGCTCGGACACTCTCGCCCTCACCGAGTTTCTCGTGCCGATCGACAACCTCATAACGTTGACCGGGATTACTTCCTTCACGATCAGTTGTGCCGGGACGTTCCCCGATGGGTTCCAGGATGTCGCGTTGGGCATGGGGTTCCGGATCTCGTCGGGCACCGGCTCGGTCTCGGTCTCTGATCTCATCGTGACGGCGAAGTCTTCCGATGCGTCGGTGACGCTTGCGCGCCGCGGCGGCGGCATCTTCAACGTGACCGCAGGCACCGCGACGGTCGCGTTCTTCGTGGACACCGGGGACAACGGACTCACGAGCGGCACCGAGCGCGGGTACGTGCGGGCCTTCGGCGGTTGCTTCCCGGCGCCGATCGGGCTACGCGGGCGTTGGCTCGACTTGAACTCGCCGATCGACAAGCGCAGCCTGTGGATCTCGGCGCAGCGCCCCTCGATCGACGCGCGCATGACGACGTCGCTCACGGCGAACGCCTTCTACAACGACCCCGCTCATCGCCGGTCTCCGCCCGCCAAGGCAGGTCACTTCATGGGCTTGCGTGCGCTCGAAGTCGGTGGCGTCGCGGCCTACTCGCGAGCGGTCTACCTGTTCTCCAACCGGCGCGATGGCAACTCGGGCGAGGACATCGACTACCGCTTCGCTCCGATCAACCGGCGTCGCGGGTGCATCTCGCCCTACAGCCTGGTCGAGGGAGACGGCTGGGTCGGCTACCTCACGCGCGACGGCTACGTAGTTACGGACAGCTCGCGTCGCGAGGTCATCATCACCGGCGCGCTCCACAATCCGTCCGTGCGGACCGGAACGGCCGGACACCTCGATCTCGGCGTTCTCAAGTACGAGCTGGAGGCGTCCGGTGCCAGCGCGGACTCGGACGGCGACGATTACGGATTCCATGCCTGGCTCGATGGGACGAAGCTCGTGATCTCATACCGTTTCGATGCTGCGACGCGCTACCGGCAGGAGTACGACTTCTCACCGACCTCGAGCGCCAGCGGGCTTGCCGAAGTTCTACGGCCAGACGGCACGCCTTATCCGTGGAGCGCGCCCCTCACGACTCCCGTCGTGGCCGGCGTCAGCGTCGGTGCCAACAGCTCGACCACACCCGCGCGCCACTTCGGATTCCTGGACACGAACGCCGGTAGCACGGGCGACGGGCAGATCCAGCAGCTCGACACGACCTTCCAGGATGACGGCGTGAACTTCGTGCCAATCGCCTACTTCCGCAAGGAGCTTGGCGGCAGCAACCGACGCCGTCACCGCATCAGCCGCGTCTCGTGGCTGGGACGCGCGCGCGCGAGCGGGCTCAAACTGCTCGTCGCGAATGATCGCGCCCGGACCTACCAGCAAGCCGTCGACCTGCTCGTGAACGCCGACGACGATCCGGCCGAAGTCCGCAACGTCCCGCGATCACTAATGCGCTACGCTGAAGTCACTGAATTCGGTGTGAGAGATGACGCCGTGAACAGCGACCGCTTCGAGGTTCGCGAGCTCGAGGTGGAGTTCGAGTCGGCGATCGTATAGGAGGGTCTGTGCCCGAGAGTCGATATTCAGTCTACGACCGCCCCTTCCCGAGACCGGCACTCTTGGGATCATCGGCCGGTGGTGCACCAGCGGTGAACCCACGTCTACGCGGAGCGGTCGGCGCCTTCCGGCGCAGTCAACCGATGCCCGCAGGGCCATCCGCGCTCGGCGTCAATCCCGAGGGCGAGTTCTCGGGCCCGCAGTTCCAGACCAACCTGATCGAGTCGGGCCGCGAGGCCGGGGTGTTCGATCCGCTGGGGTCGCCTGCGTTGCTCGACTTCATTCGCGCGAATCTTCTGCAACGTCGAGGTTCCCGCGTATCACGGGCGCTCACCGCGGCTGACGCCTACTCGGGCGACGACCCCTATCTCCGCGGGTACGCACGTCTGAGCGCACAAGGCGAGGCCGACGACGAGTACGAGCGCGCGCTGTCCGATGCGATCTTGCGTTCGATGATGCAGAACCAGGGATTTCTCCAGGACATCACGCGCGGCTACTTCGGTCAGGCCGTGAATCGGCGCGATCCCCAGCCTGGTGAGCCGTGGGCTGCTGCGGCCGGCCAGTTCCTGGGACCGTTTGCCGGTGCCGGAGCAGCGAGGCTCTTCCGCTAATGCCACCGCGCTTCCTGGACAGCCCGCCCGAGGACCTGTTCATCCCGGATTACCGGGAACCCGATCGGGGACCGTTCTATCCCGGGACCGGCATGGAGTTCCGGGGCGAGCCGGCGATCGACCCCGGCCTGCGGTTCGCCGCCGGGGGGGCGTTTGGGGACATTCTCGCCCAATCGTTCGCGCAGTTGCCCCAGCCCGGAACCCAAGGGCCTCCCGGAGACGTCTTCGGAGCCCATCTGCTGACCAGCGCCGCGCGCACCTTCGGCCAGTCTCGGATGACCGACATGCAGCGGCGCGAGGAGGCGCAGGCGGCACTCGACGCCGAGGCCCGCGAGCGCAATCGGCGCACCGCGGCGCTCACCGAGCAGGCCGTGCGAGATCGCGTCGCCCGCCGCCGCGAGGGCCGGGCTCGGGCTGCGACACTCGAGCGCGAGAATCGGGCCGAGGAGCGGGCGCTTGCCCGGGAAACCCGGCAGGAGGAGCGGGCGTTCGCGCGCGAGGAGCGCGCAGCCGGCCGCCGCAGCCCACACGAGGACCAGCGCGCCTATCGAGTCAGCAAGGAGATGTCGCAACGGCTTGGGGACCCGAACTTCCCGGTCGGCAAGGCCGTCACCTTCTCGGAGTACGAGACGCTGCGGAAGCGCGCCTACCCCGAGCCCGAGAAGTCGGCGAAGCCGGCCACGGCTCGCGAGACCATGCAGGAGGTCACGGCAACCGAGGATCTCAGGGCGACCGTGCTGCGCCGCATCCGGGCGGCTCGCGATCCGGCCGAACTACAGGACGCCGTGAACCTGATCCCGCCCGGCAACGCGCTCGAGCGCGACCGCGAGGTCCGCGAGAACTACCTGAAGCGGACGCAGCGGATGAAGGGAAAGAAGCGGTGAGCGGCTTCGACGACGCGCTTGCTCGACGACCGGCCCGCGAACGGGGCGAGATCTTCGAGACCCAGCGGGGGCCTTTCAGCGCACTCGGTCGGACCATCCGGGCGGCCCGCGCGCGGGCACTCTTCGGAGAGCCGGACCCGAGCAACGTCGTCTCGAACGCCTTCCAGGAATTGGTCGGCAGCGTCCCGCTCCCCAGCGACATCCCGGCCCTGGCTCCGCTCTTCCAGATCGCCCCCGAACTCGCAACCCCAGGGCTCGGGCCCCAGGAAACCGAATTGCTGACCAGGGCCGTGCCGGAGGTTGAACGGCTACAAGCACGCGGTATTGGCCCCCTGGCGCGCGACGTTGGCCGCATAGCCGCTCTGAACCCGCTCACGACCGCCACCCTTGCCGGGGGGACGATCGCAGGCGGGGCGGCCCTGGCGCGTCGCACGGTGCCCGTTCTGAGGGAGGCGGCAACCCGGGCGGCCCGGGAACCAATTATCGCGGTCGCCGGGCTCCCCCGGGGCCGACGTCTGCCACAGACCGGGATTCCTGGAACAGCGCCCGAGGTCGCCACCCGCCAGATTGGTGCAGGGAGTGCCGAGGGTCAGGCGGCCGTGGCCGGCCTCGGGCGCGAAGCTGAATCCTTCGATCAGGCGTTCAACCGGCTCTGGCGTCAGGATGTGAGCCCGGAGGAGGCTGCGGCGACGGCCGAGCGCATGAGCGGTCAGAAGCGCCCTACGGGGTTCGACCCTGCCCGCGCCGTCGCCCAAGCTCGCTTCCGGGCTCTCTCCGAAGCCGGACAGGGCGACATCTTCACGGCCGCGCTCGAGAGCCGCCCGGCCGCGGCGCGAGCCACGGTGCCGACCGCCGAAACGCGGCGCGCCGCAGCCCCAGGAGCCGTGGAGAAACCGGCAGAGGCCGGTGCACCGCGCAAGTTCCAGCCGACCGAGGTCCGGACGAGCGAACTCTCCTTCCACGCGCCCTTCCAGAACCGGGCGTCGGTCACCGCGCGCGGCGAGTTCGTGGACGAGGAGGGAATCCAGCAATTCCTTCGGGATGCTGGCGGCAAGTTCGATCCTGATCGCCGTGGTCGGATCACCGTCTGGAAAGACAACCTGGGAGAGATCGGGGAACGCGGCCGCAGCTATGTCCTCGACGGGCACCATCGGGTTGTCTTGGCCGCGAGCGACTGGCAACTCGAGAACGGTCGGTACGTCTCGAAGGGTCCGGTCGATCGCCCGATGGACGCGGTCCGGTTCCGTGGCAACTACCAGGAGGCGCTTGCCTTCTCGCGCGACGCGAACCGCGGCGGGCGCCCGAACACCTACGCCGAAACGTCGGCGAGTCGTTCGGTTTCTGAGGAGGTGGGAGGGGCCTTGTCGAGGCTCATTGGGGAGGCTCCTTTCGAAGCAAGAATACCACGGGCCGCGGCCGCACCGGTAGCGCCTTCCACGCGCATTGTACCACCGGCCAAGCCGCCCCGGAAGCGTCCTCCGGCACCGCCAGCGGGCGGAGAACCACCGGACGCGGACGCTGCGCTCAAGCGCATCCGCGCCGCCCTGCGCGCCGCTCCAGCCCTCCAGCGCGAGCAGAAAGCCATCTTCCGCAAGGTCCGCGGGCAGGTGGCCGCCAAGATGCGCTCGGTCCGCGAGCGCGTCCCTGGCGAGGCCGGGGTGCGCGAACGGTTCCGCGTGATGAAGACCGGTCCGATCGAAAGGGTCCAGTTCGAGTCGCTGCGCGGGAAGATCGCGCAGGTCGATGTCGACGCCCTGGTGGACCGGATCAACACGCACCCGAAACTCGCTGGCGAGTACGATCGCCAGAACGCCGCGGTCGGATTGCTCAAACTCTTCGGCCAGCACGGCGGAGCGGTGCCGACCGATTCCGAGCTCGCACTCTTGCGTGAGGTGTACGGCTCGGACTTCGTGAAGGACGTGCTCGCGAAGCGTCCGCTGATCGAGAAAGCATGGGAAGCCGGCGTCGAGGTCCTCAACCTGCCGCGCGCACTCATGGCGACGGGGGATCTCTCGGCCCCGTTCCGTCAGGGCGTGGTATTCGTCGGGGCGCCGAAGGAGTTCACGCGCGCGCTTGGGACGATGGCGCGGGCCGCGCTCTCCGAGAGGAAGTACGTGGACGCGCTCGACCGCATCAAGTTGCGCCCGAGCTACGGAGCGATGCGCGATGGCGGGCTGGCGCTCACCGAAGCCGGCGGCGTGATCGCCCAGCGCGAGGAGCGGTTCCTCTCGAACCTCGCCGAGAAGATCCCGCTGGCTGGGCGCTTGGTCAGCGCCTCGAACCGCGGTTACGTGGCGTTCCTGAACCAGCTCCGCGCCGACGTCTTCGACGACTACCTGCGCGCGGCGATCCGGGCCGGGGTCGATCGCGACGATGCCGCCGTACGGATCGCGTCGTTCGTGAACGCGGCCACGGGTCGGGGATCTCTCGGCGCACTCGAGCGCGCGGCGCCGGTGCTGAACGGGCTTTTCTTCTCGCCGCGGCTCGCTGCGGGACGGATCACGACGCCCTACCACTACCTGCGCCTGCCGGCCGGTGCGCGGAGGCGCGCGCTGCAAACGCTGATCGCCGATGGCGCCCTAGCCGCCTCGATCATGTCGCTCGCGAAACTCGGCGGCGCCGAGGTCGGCACGGATGCCCGCTCGGCCGATTTTCTCAAGGTCCGGTTCCCAACGCCTCGTGGCAACGCCCCGCTTTCGCTCATCGTCGGCGTCCCCGCCTTCTTCGGAGTCGGCACGCAGACCTATGGCGGCGAGACTCGCTATGACATCCTCGCCGGACAGCAGCAGTACATGCGACTCGCGGTCCAGCTCGCGACTGGCGAGGTCGTGAGTTCGACCACGGGGCGCGTGATGCGGCTCGGCGAGGGATACAAACCGATCACGCGCAAGGACGTGCTCGCGCGATTCATCGCGCAGAAGGAGAACCCGGTCGTCTCCTTCGTGGACGAGTGGCTCACCGGCAAGGACTTCCGCGGCCAGCCATTTGAATTGGACAAGGCCGTGCGGGAGCGCCTGGTTCCGATGGTGGCGCAGGATCTCGCCGACCTGATTTCCGAGGGCGGGCTCGAAGCGCCGTCCCTGGAGTTTGGAGTGCGCGGAACGCCGTCAGTGGAGGCCGACACGACGGCTGGGGACTCGTTCGAGGAGGCGCTGCGGCGCAGAGCCAGCAACCAGTAAGGGGGGATTCGGTGAAGAAACTACTGCTATTCATGGTCGCGATGATCGCGCTCTGCGGGGCGGCGCTCGCCCAGGGTCGGCGCGTGGATACATACATCCTCGCCGATGGCGACCCTGCCGACTCTCTCGCGAGCGGGACCTTCTTCACCTCTGCCGCGGTCCCCATCAGCGGCGCCGAGCAGGTGGATTTCATCGTTCGGGATACGGTGTACTCAGTGCTATCCGATGGGACGACCTGCTGTTCTCCCTACGCGGACTCTCTCGGCGCTGCGATCGTGGGGGTCAGTAACGACGGAGTCCACTGGCACGAGTTCAGCTTCGGCTCCTACACGCGGGCCGTGAATGACACCGTGCAAATCGCGTTCAGCGGCAAGTTGCTCGGCGCGGCGCTCTCCTATTCGGAGCTGATCGGGGGCAATCGCTCCGGTTATCTCCTTGGAACGCTGAGCCCCCATCAGAACGGCGCGACTGGAACGGCCGCGGCGTTCTACCACATTCCCTACGCCTATGCGCGAATCCGACTCGCCCCGACGACCCGCCCGCGAGACAACGACGTTACCGGCCTCGCCTCGATCCTCGGGCTCCGCGTCGTTGCAAAGGTGTACTACCAGGTGACAGGAGATTCCTACATCCCACGGGGAGCGAAGTACTAGGTGGTCCGCCCCGCTCCTGGCCTGACAATCGAACAGCAGCTCGAAGAGGTCGTGATCCGCCTGCTCGTATGGGGCGAGGCGCGCGGAGAATCGGCGGTCGGCAAGCTCGCCGTGCTGTGGGTGGTCCACAACCGCGCGCTCCTTCGGGACACGAGCCTCAAGACCGAGGCGCTCCGCGATCGCCAGTTCTCGTGCTTCAACGCCGATGATCCGAACCGCGAGAAACTGCTCAAGGCACACGAGCTCGACCCGGCCGGATGGAAGGCTTGCGACGCGATCTGCGAGCTCTACGCCGCGCATCTGACAACCGACCCGACCAAGGGCGCCACGCACTACTATGTCGCAGCGATGAAGAACCCGCCGACCTGGGGTCGTGGGCATCACGGCTGGGTCGAGACCTTCGAGGAAGGGCATCATGTATTCGGGAGAGCGGCATGACCTACGGTGGCCTGGGGCTCGTTGTTCAAGCCATGATCGGGACCCTCACCCTCGCGGGCGTGGCGTTCGCTGCGGGGCGGATCGTGGGACGGATGGATAACATCGAAAAGCGGCTGCTGGCACTTGAGGATAGTACGCGAAGGGTTTCAGGCCAGGTCCAGAGGATCACCGGAAAGCTCGGGATCTACGAGGAGGAGTGAACGATGAGGGGGCTCGTTAAACTGTTCATGGCCGCCATCCGGACCTCAGAGTTCTGGGTGATGGTCGGCCAGGCAATCACCGAATCCATTTCGGCACCTGTGCCCGATGATCTCAAGACGGTGGCGTGGGGATACGTCGCCGTGCGCGTTCTGGGCAAGCTCGCGAAGTTCATCTTCCCGAACCCTGGCTCGCCGTCCGGCGGCTGGATGAAGGCCGATGGATGAACCCGCGGCCCGCAGTCCGCGGCCCGCGGCAAAAGTCGCGGGTTCATCGGGCAGCCGCATGGACGGTCGATCCCAAGATGTTGCTGCCGATCATGGCCGCGGTGGCGGGGTGGTGCAACAACGACGGCAAACTGCAAAAGCAGACGACCGACGAGGCGGCACGAACGGCCTTCGCGCTGTCCCAGATCACGCGGATCGAATCTCGGCTGGACAGTACGCGGGCCGAGGTAAGGCGGTTAAGACTGGCCGCTCGAGGTAGGGGCGGCTTCGCGGTTGTCATCGATACCGTGGCGGTAGAAGCGCCGCGGGGACCGGGCATCGTGCACAGGTCGATCGGATCGTTGATCGGATTCTTGTGGGGCCCATTCAGAGGAGGTCGATCATGAGTCGAGTCGTGCTATTACTGGTCCTGGTCGCGCTGTGGATGTTTCCACACAAGTGCAGGGCCCAGGTTGCCGAGCCAGCCGGACAGACGGACGCCGCCATCAAGGGGGCCGCCGGGATCAACGGCGTCTGGTTCGACGCGAACGGTTCGGTGCCGCCCTCGGACTTCGAGGTCGGTGCGGTCGCGCGCGCGTCCGGTCAGCACCATCTGTCGCTCGTGGGGGCGGTGTGGTATGGGATCGACCACAGCTACCTGCGCGCCGTGATCGGCCCTGTCGTCACTGCAACCGATGTCGATGACCGCAACTTCTCGGTCGGGCTTGGGATTCAGCGACAGTTGTCGAGTCAGCCGGATCTGCGACCGGAGGAATGGATCGTCCACGCGGACGTTGGATGGAAGCCCTATGAATACGAGTTCCCGCGCCTGATCCTCGTTGCACAGGGCGGATACGGCCTCTCTACGCAACAGGTGTCCGCGCTGGCCGGAGTCCGCTATGAGATCGGAGGTGGACGGTGAACTGGCTCGACATCCTCAGGCAATACGCGGGTTCGGCGGCCGGGGAACTCGTCGAGTTCCTCCAGGAAGTGCGCGATGGTGCCGGGCCTCTCGCTGGCAAGGCGGCCGAGTTGCTCGAGAAGCTCGGTGCTCCAGCATCGCCGGAGAACCTCGCCGCGCTCGGATCGGCGATCCCGTCTGAACTGCTCAAGATCGTAACCGGCAAGATCGCGCCGAAGTCCCACCCGAGCGATCTCGTCGGATAAGGACTGGCCGCGCAAAGCCACCCCACAACAGAGGAGGAAAGTCGTGGTGAAATCAGTGATGGACAAGACCGTCCGCGAGGTGTTGGAGGAGGCCGGCGTTGGCGCCCGCTTCCGCGAGAGGATCGCGGATCACATGAAGCGGAACACGCGGACCTACACCGAGGACGGGCGCAAGAAAACCACCGTTCCGGAAGTCTCGAAGGGCCTGCTCGAGAAGTTCTTCCAGCAGGCGATGCATTTGTCTCCGGGGCTCTTCCGAGAGCTCTTCAGCGATCTGGAACCGCTGAAGACGGCTCCTCGGGGGTCGCAGGCGGGATCGGAATAGGGTCAAGATCGACAATTCGCAGGGTCCATCCGGTCTTCTTGAGCCGAGACCAGCCGTGGACCAGCATTCGCAGGCCAGAGAGTTGTAGGTGGGGGCTCGCGTCGATGATGGCGCGGGCCTTCTTCACGCGCGCCGCGACGTGGGCTCCGCTCGTGACCTGGATCAGCGCGCACTCGCCATCCGCCGAGATTGCGAAGAGATCGGCGAACCCGAATAGGTCTTGCGTGACGAACTTGCCGGGGATCGTGAGCCGCCGCTCGACGATTGCGACACGGTAGCCATGCTCGCGCAGCCATGCTAGGGATCGGGAGGTGGGGCTCACAGGAAGAACTTCCCCACGACTAGGCCAGCCAGGTACGCCACCAATATCACCAGCGCCCGGTACCGAGAGCGCGGCAAGCACGTGTCTCGGCTTGGCGTAGATCGGACTCAAGCTTCGTGTACCCCTCTCGTTTGTGCAGGACGTTGGCCGTTACACGCAGTTCGGTCGCGGCCTTGATCAGCTCATCCCGCAGTTCCGCCACCTGTGCTTCGGCAGCCGCTAGACGGGCGCGGGTGTCGCGGAGGTCTGCTGCTATGGAATGTGCTTCGGATATGCCGATGAGCTGACACGGGCCGGCCGTGTCTGGGATGATTTCGGCTAACCTCTCATCGCTGACGCGCGGCTCGTTCATGGGGCTTGCTCCTCGGTGCGGGTGTACCAAAGAAACGCGGCGGCTGCGACGATAACCACGAGCCCGATTCGCCACGGCAAGATCATCCCAGCCGCAAGTGTGGCCCAGCCGCAGACTCGCTCGATAGCGTAACGGCTCATGCGTCCGGCGCTCCCGGGTCAGGCCCGCTCATCGCTTCACCTCGCGGATTTCGTAATGACCGTACATCTGCTGCTTCGCTGCCCGAGCACTCTCGCACATATCTTTAATCCACTGCTCGGCGGCGGCGCGAGTCGCGAACGGGCTGCCCTTGACCTCGCCGGTGCCACACCAATGCACCGAGAACATGGTGCGGCGCGCTCCCGGGTCAGGCATGGGGCGTCTCTCCTGGCTCCGGGCGCGGCGCTGGCTCGGGGCGCACCAACTGCGTCAGTTTCGCCAGCCAGCGAAGGTGCGGAAACAGCTTTATGCCCCAGGCCGGATCTCCGTCTCCGCGAATATCACGCACGAAGGCTCCGGCATCGAATGCGGCCAGCACGCCCTCGCCGGCCTCCTGATAGGCCTCGACTCGATCGAGCAGCCGCAGGCACTCCGCGGGAGAGAAGGCTTCAACGAAAGCAGCATCGGCCGCGTTCATTATCCTGTCGTCGGGATAATCTTGCAGCGCCGCCTCCGCGATGCGCCGGAGGTCGCTGAGGGGGGTCATGGCGAAACGACCTTCGCTTCTGCTGCGTCGAGCAGGAACGGCAGGGCGTTCATCGAAAATTGGCTCGCCTACTGCCCGCCCCTTGCCGGGCGCCTCGGGGGTCACGAGTTCACCGCGCGCAGCCTCTTCGGCTCCACGGCCGGCGGGAGCTGCGGGATCGCGCCCGCGTCCGACCACCCGAAGGCGAACGCGGTGCAACCGTAGCGCTTCAGGGTCGTTTCGATCTCGGTGCGGCTCCGGTCGACCGGGACCTTCGTGTCCGATGCGAATGCCACCCTCGCCTCCCTCCGTTGTGTGGCGATGGGGCCCGGGCCACTCGCCTGGCATCTCGTATAGACTTCGTGGTGTAGCCACGCGCCACCCGGGCCAGGCCCCACTACAATCCGGCGCAGGCCCCGCCCGCACATTTGCCCAGGAGGGTGACGACTCGCTGATCGTTGATAAGCTCAGCCAGATCATCCTCGCACGGATAGGGAACCTGCGCCGACTTCATCTACCCGCCGTCACACACTACGACGTCGGGGCCGAGCCACTTGTAGATCCACAGCAGCAACCACAGCGCCAGCAACCCGCTGGAAAGAAGCAATGGGGCCTCCTGGCTGAGACAGCTCCAACAGCATGAAATACTCATCATGTATCTGCTGAAGTGAATCGCTGGTATTCTTGAAGATGCGCTTCATTTCGAGATCGTCTTCGCTCACGTTTCCCTCCGCTCTGCTTCGCTAGCTCAACGCGACTCTGATCCTTGATCGGATACTTCCTGCGCCAGGGCGCTGATGACTGGCGCCCCAACCCGATTCAGGTTCAGGCCCTTCGAGGGGTCAGCCCCACACTTCTCGAGAATCTTCCTGCTCATAAACCAGTGGAATTCCTGCCCGGAGTCGCTGCGAGTTGTCCTCACGAACTCGCGCCCGAGCTCTTGGCCGCGTCTGTCGGCGTAGACCAGGAATGCGGCCAGGTCGCCCTTGACGGCCTTCTCTCGCACGGGGTCGGCGTCGTCCTGCTCCTCCTTGAGCGCGCGTTGATCCATTTCCGCGATCAGGTTTTCGAGGGTCTCGGGGTCAACGCGGTTCCAATCCTTGATCGGATAGCCGAGCTCCTCGTAGAGTGCCCGGCGCGCCGCTGAGCCTACCTCCGCGTCGGCCTTCTGGACGTCGCGCAGATCGACCGCGCCGATTCTGAGGACCCCGCGCCCGATGAGGTTCTCCAGCGTGGCGAAGAACTTGCGGCGCAGCTTCGTATGCACCTCGTCACCTAGCAGGGGATGGCGCCCGTCCGCGTCCGGCTCCGGCGTCTTCTTCTTCGTCGTGGTCGCCCGCGTCCGTCCTGGCGGCTTCACGGGGGCCGAGCCCGCCGTGGCCTTGGCGGGCGATGGGCGCTCGCTAGGTGCAGCGGCGGGACGCGGCGCCCCTTTCTCGACCGGAGCGTCCTGCGACGGATGCTCCACGAGCCCCTGCGGGCCATCCTTCGTCAGCTTCGCGACGGCGTCCTCGAGCCGCTGCAAGAACTCGGGCATCACGCTGTCGAGCGCCGTGAAGACTTCCGTGTCCGGGTAGCATCGGACCAGTGCGGGTGGCAGCTCCGGATTGTAGGAGAGGATGTCCCACCACTGGCGCCGCGTGATCCAAAGCGCGCCCTGGACCTGGAGCCGGTACTTGTTCGCGATCCCCTCGAGCAGATACCCGACGTGGATGGCGGCCGAGGGACACTTGATCTCAAGCCCGCCCTTCTCGCCGATCAGCCGGTCGGGAGAACACCCCGCGAGCCCGCTCGGCACCGTGCAGAATCCACCCGCCGATGCCGTCTCGCCAGACTGAAACTCGTAGTAGCGCACCGCTTCCTCTTCGAGCGCCGTGCCGCGTTCCATGAATTGCGTGGCCTCGGGCGAGATGTCGCGTCCGAGTAGCCGCGAAGCCACCAACTCGCACAGGTAGCTGAACGACGAGTCCGACAGGGCCAGCTTCCCGGGCGTCAGGATGCGATGGAACTGTGACGCAGTTGGGATGCCGCGACGGGCTTCCCGCCATTCCTCTGATCCCTGTGCGACTGCGAGGAATCTCATTGCGGCCTCCTTCGTTTGGCCTCCAGCGCGCTGACCGCACGCTGGTAATCGGTTTGGAGCATGTCCTCAAGGCGCTCGATCTTCATGTACTTGAGAAACATCGCCGTTACAGACTTCGTCTCTTCGATCAACGTCCAAAGGGTCTCCATTTGATCGCGCGTGATCTTAGAAGCGTCCGGAATGTCCTCGATCGCCTTGTCGTCAGCAGTGGAGAGACCGAGCACCTGAATCAGCGCGTACCGGCAGGCGTAGCCGCGCGAGCTGGCAAACTGCTGCATCGGATTCATGTGCGCTGAGGCGTCGACCGGGCAAGAGAAGTTGGCAGTGATCGCATGCCCGTTGCGATGACGCAGCACGCAGGTGGCGTGGACCATCTTGTCCGAGAACGTCGTGTCCCAGGTGTACGAGAGGCCGTGCTTGTAGAGATGGGGGCCGATCGTCTCCGCAATCTGCTCCAGTGCTGCGTATCTAAATTGGAATCCTGTCCCTGACCGATTCGTGCTTGGCTTGCTCGCACTCGAGCGCGGGATCGGCGGACACTCCTGCTGAAAGCCCGCGAGCGCCTCGAAAAACTCGGCCGCGCGACGGCGATCATCCATGCGCTCGTACAGCGTGACGAGTTTCTCCAGTGCCTCGACGCTCGTGCCCTTGTCGATCGCGCGCGAGAGTAACTGCTCGATCGAAGTCGGCTCCTGCGAGGCCGTGAGCGGCGCCTCACGGCGCGCCGGCAGGGTCTCGAGGACTTCGCCTTCATCGGCGGTCGCGGGTGGCATCTCTGCTGCCATCATCGCATTTCCTTCCTGGTGGGCGTTGTCGAGCGGGGTCACGGCTGATCGTTCGACCGGATCATGGGCGATCTCCGCACAAGAGCACGAAGAAGGCAAAGACGCTGATCAGGATGATAAACAACGCGCAGGCCGCGGTCACGATGCCCTCGACGCGGCGGTGCCGGGCGTAGCGTTCCAGGCGCAAGCCGTACTGAGGGCGGCGGCTCACGCGAGGCCCCGCAGGTACGCGATCACCTCGCTACGAACCCGCCCCAGCACCTGTATGCGTGCTTCGTAGCGCCGATACGCGGCGGCGTACGACTGACGGTTGTGGCCGTGCTCGGCGCGCTCGGCAGCGACGCCGACCGCACGGGCCGCGCGCTGGAGGCGATTGATGAGCCGGTACGCCTGGACGCTGCGCTCGAGCTGCTCGGCGAGGCGGTCGGGCACCGGCACGATGCGCAGCGCGGGGGTGGTCACGACGCCACCCGCTCGTCGTCGTACTCGTGCGCCTCGTGCCGCGCGTCGTCTTCTCCGGGCTTCCCGATCAGCTCGAGCTCCTCGGCCGTCAGGAACCGTGCACCCGCGGCTTCGCGGGCGTCGGCGCAGCCCGTGCACAGGCTGCCCTTGCAGCGGTCGCCACAGTCGTTGCAGCGGTTCGGGGTCATGACGCACCCCCTTCCAGCGCGGCCCGCGCTTCGCGGATCGCCTTGACCTTCCCGGACCGGCCTGCGTGAAGGAGCATCCAGGAGAGGCGCTCGTGCACGCTCTGCCACGGCGTCACGACGGAAGCCAGCGCCTTCAAGGCGTCGGCGTTCCCCACCATCCAAGCGGCGCCGTGCGCGATCTCGAGATCGTCGCGCACGTTCTTCGCGGGGCCTTCGGCTTTGTGCCCGTTGTCGTGGAATCCCATCACGTCCTCCTGTGTTCGGAGCGGCGGCCCTACCGCCCTCCACTGGCAATATAGACTAGGCGGCGCGCCTAGTCAAGTGGGTTTTCAACCGGCGCAATGGGACCTTGAAAATGCGACTCATGCGAAATACGTGCCAGGGTCCGGGATCGTAGACCGCCCGCTCCCAATTCGAGACGGTCTGAACATCCACGCCGAGCTTGTTCGCAAGCTCCTGCTGCGTCAGGTCGCGGCGACGACGATAGTCTGCCAAGGTCATGGGGTCCTCCCGAGTGGTAGAGCCTACGCCTACTCCGGGGGGCTTGCCAAGCGGAATCGGAAAGCCCTTGACCTCCTGGCCCGGGCCGGGTGTAAAGTGCCCTGCTGTCCCGTCCAGCAGTTACGGAGGGCCATCGGAGGGCGAATGCTGGTACTGACGAGAAAGCTGGGCGAAGAGATCATCGTCACGGACGACCGCGGCCGGCGTCTCAAGCTGGCCGTGCTCGAGATGCGCTCGGGGGAGGTCAAGCTCGGCCTGACCGCCTCGCGTGAGTTCACGATCCATCGCTCCGAGATCCAGGAGCGCGTCGACGCCGGGCTCGACCGCGAACCGCGCACCTACCACGCGGTACCGGACGGGAGCCCGGACGGGAGCCCGGAATGACCGGCGCGCCGCGCATCCACCAGCCCGCCGCGTGCGACCAGGCGCTGGAGCTGGTGCGCGACGAGCAGAGCGCCGCGATCCCGCTCGATCCCTCCGCGCCGGTCTACCGCGTCGTGCAGGCGACCACCGGCCGCGCAGTTCTCGGGCGGCAAGCGCCGGAAGGCGGCCGCGTGAACCGCCCGCCCATGTAGTTCCACCCGTGAGCTCGAGCAAGGAACGCCCGCCCAGCTTCCAGTTCTATCCCCACGACTACCTCGCCGATCGCGCCGTCGCGTGCATGACGCTTGAGCAGCGCGGCGCCTACGTGAACCTCCTGTGCCACGCCTGGGATTCAGACGACCCGGGCGTCCTACCGGACGACGACGAGCTCTTGGCTGGTCTGTCCGGGCTCGGACCACGCTGGCCTGATCACCGAGCAGCCGTAATGCGCGCTTTCGCGCATAATGAGCGTGGTGGTAATAAGGTATGGGTTCAAAAGCGCATGGTGCTCGAGCGGACCGTCCAGCGCGTGAGGTATGCGCGCTCCCGTGCGGGTGCCGATGCGACCAATTCCAAACTTGATGCGCGCCAGCGCCAGGCTAATGCGCGCAAAGCAGCGCAAGCCCGTTGGAATAAAGGGAATGGCGATGCGCGCGAAATGCGCGCGACATGCGCGCGCATGCCCGCCCCTTCCTCTTCCATAGAATCTACTTCAAAACCCTCCTCCATCCTCCTTCCTGTATCTCAGACGCTTGAGGCCTGGCGTGCACAGATGCGCAGCGACTTCGAACGCTGGCGCCGCGCCCACCCCGAGCTCGAAACCGGAGGCACCCCGTGACCGCACTCGATCGCTTCGACCCCGTCGTCACCTCCCGCCTCGCCGATCGCTTCCCCGGTCTCGATCTCGAGCAGCTCGCGATCGAAGTCGAGGTCTTCGCCGATACCCACGCCGTGCGTTCTCGCGAAGCCCTGCTCGGTTCCTGGGCGGCCCGCGCCCACCGCCAAGGCACCCACCGCCCCGGACCACCCACCCAACCCCGGACCGCCCCGGAGGGGAATTCGCTATCGCAACGGGAACTTCACCACCGCTACCGGAACCACGCCCTGCTCGGCCTCGCGCTGATCGTCCGGGCCCTCGCCGGCGCCACGCCACACGAACTCGCCACGCTGCTCCGCGACCTGCGCCAGACCCCCGAGTTCGCGCACCTGACCACCGCTACCGCCGATCTGCTCGACACCCTCGACGAGTGGCCCGCCGACGACCCGCTCTCGTGGCTCGAGTCCCTGCGACCTC